GCGCGCACGTAGCCGCCGACGCGCTCCGGCTGTCGCGCCAGCGTGCAGAGGTCGGTGACTTCGCCGACATACTTGCGGTGCTCTTCGATGCCCTGCTTCTTTGCAGCGTCGAGCGTGATCACCTGCGCCGACGCCGCAGCCGGTGACGGCGGGTCTGCGGGCTTGGCGGGATCGACAGGCTTGGCCGGATCGGCAGGGTCTGCCGGTGCCGGAGGTGGGGGCACCTCCGGCACCTTCTCAGGCTCGGCAGGAGGAGGCGGATCGCCCTGACCGTCACCTGTCTCTGCGCGGAATTTTTCCGCTGCCGCTTTCGGGAGCAGACGCAGGGAGAACTTCGCAGCCAGACGTGTCTCGGAGGTGACTTCGTCGGCGAAGCCCCATTCCTTGGCTTCGGCTGCATCCATCAGCCGATCTTCCTTCATCAGCGTTTTGACTTTTGCGGTGCTCGATTTCGCGCGCGCCACGTAGGTCGCGGTCAGTGACTTGTCGATGCGATCGAGGTCATCGGCGACCGCGCGCATATCGTCGGCATTGCCCCACGACATGCCGGACGCGCCATGGATCAGCAGGAAGCTGTTCGCTGGCATCACGATCTTGTCGGCGGCCATGACGATGAACGACGCTGCGGATGCTGCGATGCCATCGACGTGCGCAGTCACCTTGGCTTTGTGGTTCTTCAGCGAATTGTGGATCGCGACGCCGTCGAACACGTCCCCGCCGGGCGAGTTGACGCGCAGCGTGATGTTGTCCACTTCGCCCAGCGCGGCCAGATCATCCAAGAATTGCTTGGCGCTGACGGTGTCGTCGCCCCACCATGACTTTCCGATTTCATCATAGATGACGATTTCGGCGGTCTTGTCTTCGGCGGCCTTCATCGTGAACCACTGGCGCATCGGTCTGCTCCTTGGTCATGCGGCGTCGTCGGCAGAAGCCTGATCGGCTTCGTCCTGCGCGGCTTGGTCTGCTGCTTCCTGTGCGGCTTGATCGGCGGCGTCCTGCGCGGCCTGATCGCTCGGCGCCTGCGGCTGATTGGATGCCGCGTAGACCACCGGGAAAGTCAGATCGAGTTCTTGCTCGCGCGCCTTGTCTGCAGCAATGCGCCGGTCGTTTTCCTCCGGGTCGTTGCCTTCGGCCTCGACCACGTCGCTGCGGCTCTTGAAGCCCGCATCGACTGCGAGTTTTTCCGCTTGCCGATCCTTCAGCGGATCGACCCAGTCATTGCGCTGCGGTATCCACTTGGCGCGCTGATAGGTCGCCTGATCGGCGAGATAGGTGGTTGCGTTGATCGGGATCGCCTGCGCCAGCACGGCGGTGTCGAGCCAGCGCTGCCAGATCGGCACGCACATCTGAAACACGATGATGTTGTGCTGGAATTGCTCCAGCTTGCGGCGATACTCCACGATCGAGCCGCGCAGCGAGGAGTAGTTGGCGCGGCGCAGATCGGAAGTGCCAACCGAATAGGGGATGCCGAGAGCGGAGTAGAGCGAGAGCTGCTGGCGATACTGGTAAGCCTCGTATGATCCGCCGACATCGGCGGGTTCGGAGAACACGATGTTCTCGCCGGGCAGCAGCGTCTGCATGGTGCCCGGCTCAAGGCCAGACAGGCCGACGTTCTCCTGCGGCGCGCTCGTGTCCAAGCCGTCGATCGGGATCACGTCCTCCGGCGTTGCGGTGGTGATGAAACCGGCGAACATCGCGGCGATGCGCTTGCGCTCCAGCTCGGCGTCGTCATACTGATCGAGCAGGAACATGCGCACCAGCGCAGGCGTGATCAGCGGCACGCCGCGCATCTGACCGGGCCGGGTGCACTTGAAGATGTGCAGCACTTCGGATGCCGGAACGCGAACCGGCGTCATCGTGCCCGTGATCTCGATCGGCATGTCACCGGGATGCACCGGATAGAACCAGTACGCCGCGCGCTTGCCCAACAGGTCCAACTCGACCCCGTTCATGATCCAGTTGCCGTTCGGTGCCTGCATGTTGAACCAGTACGGGCACATCTCGCTTTCGAGCAGTTGGATTTGCAGCGGCACCGCGTAGCCGTCTTCCGGCCTGCGATTGCGGAAGCGGATAAAGCATTCGCCAGCTTCGAACAGCGAACGCGCGACGATCGACTGCATGCCGTACAGATCGGCCAGCCCATCGGCGTCGGCCTGATCGGTCCAGTCCAGCCACAGCTCCATGATTTCTTCGCGCAGTTCGGGATCGTCGGTCACCAGCGATGACGGCTTGATGCCGGTGCCGATCAGATTGGCGACGAAGCTCTCGCAGGCGGCGTTGGCGTGGGGATTGTTTCGGAGCGCATCGCGCGCGCGGGAGCGGAGCAGCGCGCCGGTCGCCGACATGATGACGTTGGTGGTGTACTGCGTCGGCATCCAGCTCTTGAGCCGTCGCCGCTGACCGGCGCCATCGAAGTAGTTGCGCGGGCGGCTGCCGGTGCGCGAGATGAACCGCCCCAAAACTCCTTCCGACAGGATGTCGCGGATGGCGCCCATCTCACAGCCCCTTGTCGGCTTGAGTGGTCATCCTGATCTGGCGCACGCGCCCGCCCATGCCCAAGGCGTCGGCCAAGTCCTCTTCGAGACCGTTGAGGATTTGCCGCAGCTCGGTCAGCGATCGAAATTCGGTGCGCTTATCGCCATAGCCAGCGCTGTTGACGCCGGAGCTGATCACCGTTGTCAGCGCGGTGATCTGATCGGTGATTTCCTGCGGTGTTTGTTTGCTGAGGCGACGATGCGGGTCCAGTGCGCGCGCCAGCGCGGCCTTGTGCGCATCGACAACAGGCTGTTGCGTTGGTACTTGCGAAGTCTTTTTGGCGGGCTGGTTCGGCGGGGCAACGCCCGGCACTTCCTGCACGAACTGCGGCGGCTGTGTCGTCGTGCGCGCCAACTGCGCTTGCAGCGACGCTATCTGCGCAAGCAGCTCTTCGCGGGTAGGTTCTGCAGGCATCGTCGGGAGCCATCAGGCCCCGAGATAAGAACTCCGAATGATGCGTCTCACCCTGCGCCCACTTAGTGGTGGCGGTTCAGGAGACGGCGTCGTCGTTATCTCGGATGGGGTTGATGGCTGCCTGCCAACGCCACCTGTATCCCTGTCACGAGATTTTTGCAATGGGATGCGCTGCACGTTCAGCAGGTAACCCGCCGCCGCCTGCATCGCCTCGCAATCGAAAAAATGGTTGTCGCGCGATCGTTGCACCCATTCGGCGCGTCCGGTCGGCTGCTTCAGCCGGGCTTCGCTGACAAGCTGATGGCAGTAATCGTCATCGACATCCTTGAAGACGTGCCAGCCGCCAATGTGATCCTCCGGCCACCTAAGCCGTTCATGCACCCAGCTTTTCCAGTGATCGGTGTCGAGCCGCACCAGCTCCAGCCCGTACTTGGCTGCCTTGCCGTCCTTGCGGCTGACTTCGATCTTGGAAAAGATCAGCGGCGTGCGCATCGCCGATGCCGATCCCTTGGTCGGTCGCACCCGCCGCATGAAGCGTCGGCAGAATTCATAGACGCGATTGAGCGGCAGCGTGTCGGTCTTGCCGGGCCGGAAGCCGCTGTCGATGAAGCTCAGCTTGATCGGCATGCCGCCGATCGGCGTGACGACCAGATCGCCCAGCGCACTCCAGATTTCCTCTTCGGCGGTGTCGCCGCGCAGGTAACCGTAGTTGATCAGCCATGACGTGGCGCGGGCGCCCCAGCCCCGGATCACCCACGGGATCGATTGCTTCTGCACGTCGCACGCCAGCGTCAGGTACAGCGCATCGGCAGGCACCTCGCCACGCTTGTAGGTCGCCGCGCGGGATTTTTCCTTTATCTCCATCCACTCCGGCACCTCGCCGCCACCGGGCGAGTACAGCTCGCCGAAGCCTGCGTTGATCGCCTGCTGCACCATCGCATCGTCGCCGGATTGCTGCGCCTCGACCAACACGGCCACACGTTCGCCGAAGGTGACGAAGGGCGACGCCAGCCCCGAGACCCAGAACGAAATGGTCTTGCTCTCTGCCGGTGCGCCGTGAACCACGCCGTTGGTGTTGATGCTCTGACCGGGCGCGACGTAGTGCCCGCGCGC